ATTGCTGATTTGTGCCGAGGCCGAAGCGTGAAAATGCAGAAATTCGGCGCCGCGATCCTCGCCAAAGCCAAGCATAGCGACGGGGACCAGGCGCTCCTCGACCTCGCCTATCATGCGATCAATAAATGCATGGGGATGGATGGCTTGCTGTTCGCTGAAAGGAGCCACGTCGCCAAGGCGCGCGACGCGTTGCAGGCCGCAGGTGCCATGGCGAGTGAGGAAGCGACGGTCGATACCGCGCGTTACCCCGAAACCGCGCCCCCTATGGTCCGCCCACCAGCGGCGGAATTCCGGCCGGGCCAAAACTCCACGGTTGATGCCTCGAAGCACCCGCTGTCGGGCGCCGCAAATGGAATGCTGGAAATGATCGCGACGGCGCTGGGCAAAAGGGGACAGGGTCATCAAGCGTTGATGGATATGGCCCATGACTGCATCGGCAAGCTGACGGATGGCGAATGTTGCGTTACCGCCAAAGCCGGCGCCCGTCATTCCAAGGAGACACTGGGCCACCTCGCCAAAGCGCACGATCATCTCGTAGCCGCCGGGGCGAAATGCGACGCCGCCGGATTTGCCGACAAGGCCGAATGGGAAGGAACGGAATTTGAACCCGGCAAAGCCGCGATGGGAAACCTTTCCAAGATGCTGGCTGGGGAGCGAGCCGAAAAGGCGGCCTTGATCGCGACCCTGACCGACATTGTGCCGCGACTCGATCAGTTGACGAAGAGGGTCGAAGATATCGCGCGCACCCCGCTGCCGCCACTTGCGGTTGCCAAAAACGTCACCGCGATTTCCAAACAACAAGACGCCGGCGGCGATGGCATCTCGCCCGACGAACTCGCCGCGGCTTTTTCTCGAATGAGCAAGGAAGAGCAGACCCTGACATTGATCAAGGCGAGCTATGCGCGACCGATCCAGCCGCCCGGCCTGATGCGGGCGAAGGAGACGCGCGGCGAGTAAATTCGGCTCTAACGCCGTAACCGAACCCGGCGCCTCGCCGGGTTTTCTTTGCCCCCCTGTTGGGAGGAATTGTAAATGAGTTCGATTACCCAGGAATCGCTGGAGCTGTTGAAGAGAGCTCTGGCCACGCCGGACGACACGCTCACCAAATCGATCTCGACCGCGACCGGCCTCGTCGCCTACGACCTGCAGGCACCCGCGAAAAATCTCTATCCCTTTGTCACCCCGATTCGCAACGTCATGCCGCGAGTAGGCGGCGGCACCGGCACCGCGACCAATTGGCGCCAGGTCAATGCGATCATCGGCTCCGGCTTCGACGCAATGGGCTGGGTTCCGGAAGGTCAACGCTCGGGCCAGATGTCGTATTCGACCTCGAGCAAGTCTGCCACCTTTGTCACTATTGGCGAGGAGGACGCCGCGACCTTTGAAGCGATCTCGGCCGGTCGCGAGTTCGAAGACATCCAGGCGCGGATGACTTTCCGGCTATTGCAAAAGATGATGCTGAAAGAGGAGATGGCGATCCTCGCTGGAAACGCCTCGCTGATGCTGGGTACCCCAGCGACCCCGACCCTGTCGGCATCAGGCAGCGGTGCTACCCTGCCCGCTGGAACGTATTTCGTCAAGGTTGTGGCCCTGACCCTCGAAGGCTATCAGAATTCCAGCGTGGCGGCCGGCGTTGCCACAACCAAGACCATCACCGGCGTCGACAACAAGACCTTCGCGCTCAACGGTGGCTCATCGAACATCAGCGGTGAGGCGAGCCAGGCAGTAACACTCGGCCAGACCTTGTTTTGCAGCGTCGCCCCGATCATGGGCGCCGTCGCCTATGCCTGGTACGTCTCGGCCTCGACCGGAACCGAGACATTGCAGGCGATCACGACGATCAACAGTCTCGCTGTTTCGGCGCCGCTCAGTACCGGAAACCAACCTCAAACCGCGATTACAGGGGATAGTTCGGCCAATCCGAACTATGCTTATAACGGCCTGCTGACGACCGCGCTCATGGCCGGCTCGAACGCCTACGTCAACACTTTGTCGACCGGCACCCCGGGAACCGGCACAACCTTGACGCCCTCGGGCCGGGGCTCGGTGGTCGAAATCGACACAATGTTCCAGACGATGTGGAACAATTTCGAGCTGTCGCCGACCGTCCTTTACGTAAATTCTCAGGAGCTGAAGAACATCACCACCAAAGTGCTGTCGAACAGCTCCGGGCCGCTTCTGCGTTACGACACTCCCGCCGACGGAAGCGAGGGCGAGTATCAGCTGACGGCGTCCGGGACGGTGCAATTCTACTACAATCCGTTCGCGATCTATGGCGGGTTGCGCATCCCGATTAGAATTCACCCGCGCGTCCCGCCCGGCACGATCATCGGCTGGGCCGAGAACCTGCCGATCCAGTATCAGTCGAACGAAGTGCCTAACGTGGCCGAGGTCAAGACCCGGCAGGATTACTATCAGATCGACTGGCCGATCGTCACACGCCAGCGCCAAGTCGGTGTCTACGCCGAAGAGGTGCTGGCCGTCTATGCTCCGTTCGCAATGGGCGTCATCACCAACATCACCAACGGCTGACCGACTTGTCCGACCTGATAGCGCTTCGGGCCATGTTCGGCCAGGACGAGGCCAATCACGGGACCGTGCGCTATCGCGTCGGACTGGACGGCTTGGTTCTCGTGCCGCCCGAGGTTGCAGTTAGCTTGGTCAATAATGGTGGGTTTGCTGTGGTAAAACCGATTGCAATGGGGCCATCGAAGCCGCGACCGGGCGATCTGCCGTGTAACGCTCTGGTGCGATTGCATCATGATACCGCAGGCGCTTGCAGTTACGACGGCAGTCAATATCGAGCCGATAAGAATGGGGACTTTCTTGTACCGGCCGAGGCGGTAGCGGATCTGACGGCGCACGGTTTTTTCCCGTCAGGCCGGGACAAACGCGACAAGAGCGAGCATTCAAACCCTTAAAAGCAACGCCCCAGGGGCGAACCGCTAAAAACCTGCGCTTGCTCGGGAGTACGACAATGTCGAGGATCGACGAGGCTGTCTACGTCGATATCGTGCGCCAGGCGATCAAAGCGATTAATCCGACGATCGCCGACGCTGCAATGGCCCATGGGTGGCCTGCAGCACTCGACGCCGTCAGCACGATTTTGATGTCGCTGCTGATCGCTGCGGTTGGCGCTGACGAGGCGCGCGCGGCTTGCGGCAAGATGTACGAAGATGTCGCCCGGCTCGAGCGCGCGTGGGCGCCGGTTGTAGCTCGGGCGATGGATGAAGTGCCCGGAGGGCGAGCCTGATGGCATATGGCGACTTGACGACTTTGGCCGATGTCAAGGCGTGGCTACAAACCGGGCAAAGCGCCTTTCCCCCGACCGACGACGTGCTGTTGACGAGGCTGATTACCGCTGCGAGCCAATACATACAGACTTGGCTGAACCGTCGCATTGCCGTTGCCGACTATCTGGAAGTGCGTGATGGGACCGGCGGCCAGCGCCTTCAATTTGGCTGCTTTCCGGTCTGCGCCGTTTTATCGCTAACCATAGACGGTATCGCGATCCCGCCTGCGCCACCGCCTTCACCCAGCACTGGCTTGACGGCTGGCTATCTGTTTTCGTCGACGGAGTTAGCTGTCCGCGGCTATTTCTTCACCCGCCGAGTGCAGAATGTCGCCTTTTCGTACACAGCCGGTTATATGACGACGCCCCCGGAGATCGCCCAGGCCTGCATCGAGCTTGCGGCCCTTCGCTATCGCGAGCGAACGCGGATTGGTGAAGTTTCGAAGACAGTCGGCAGCGGCGAGACAGTCAGCTACTCGCAAAAGGATATCAGCGCACCGATCTCGACATTGCTTCAGCAATATCGAGTTGTAGCCCCCGTTGCCGCCTATTCGGTGATAATGGCGCCGACCGCAACCGATCCGGCGATTGTCGCGGGCGTATTGTGATTTCTACTAAACTGATCGGCAATGACGCGGCGCTCGATCGTCTGAACACGATCAGAGACGCCGCTAACCAGGGAGTAGCGCGAGCGATCGCCAAGCTCGGCGCCGATCTGCGAAATAGTATTCAGCAGAACAAGTTGAGCGGCCAAGTTTTGCATGCTCGCAGCGGAGCGCTTAAACAAAGCATCTCTGTTCGGGTGGATCGAAGCGCCACAACGGTCAGCGCGACCGTTTTCAGCGATCTCGACTATGCCGCAGCGCAGGAATACGGGTTCAGCGGCACAGTCGACGTACGGGCAAGCCTGCGCCAGATCAAGGAAGCATTTGGCCATCCGATCGCCGCCCAGACAATAGGGATTGCCGCACATAGTCGGCGAATGGATCTGCCCGAACGTTCGTTTTTGCGCTCGGCACTTGATGATCTGACTCCAGATATCAGCGCCGGCGTCGCGGATGCGTTGCGCGAGGCGTTGGACTAATGATCGAACGTGAACTGATTTATTCGGCGCTTTGGGCTTTAGCTTCGCGCGCGTGGTCCTTTGCCAGCGCCAATCGCCGCCTACGGCATTGGTCCGACGTGTCGCCGGCCGAACAGCCGGCTCTGTTTATGAGCGAAAAGGGCGGGTACGCCGCTGTCAAGGCGTTGGGCGCACCGATCGTCTGGACGCTGTACGCTGATTTCTACATTTACGTACATGCGAGCGATCCCTACGCAGCGCCGGCGGCGATCCTCAATCCGCTGCTTGATTCGCTCGAACGCGCTTTGGCGCCGGCGCCGGCAACCGGGATCCAGAATCTGGGGCTGCCTCAATTGGTTCAGCACACTTATATCGCCGGCAAGATAGAAACCGATGAAGGCGTGCTCGGGGACCAGGCGATCGCGATCGTTCCAGTCGAGATCCTGTGTCTGTGAAGGCGCGCGCTGCCAGGACACCGGATATTTCTATCCTCCAGGCCGGCGCCGTCACAACTGGGTTCTCGTCGATGGGGCTCATTGGATGCGCTGAGCCGGTGCCGGTGCCGAGGTGCTGAATGCCCTTAATGGCCAGACGCATTTCGCAGACATTGGACCGGCAACTGCGGTTGCGGCGCCCAAGAACGACGATTTTCACGCTTCGATAGTGCGCGGGATCGAAACGGTCTTAATCACCGGTACCGCCATATCCCACACCCGGGCTAGCATCCGCCAAAACCTCCGCGTCCCCGCTGCCAAGGCGATACGGGCCATGGTCTATCGCGGAGTTGCCGGTCTCAAAAAGGAATTCGACGACATGAGCGACGATCGCGAAGCCGCACCGGTCCTGGCGCAGTCGCCCGGCCAAACCGACGACCAGCTTGGTGAGTTGATTGAGCGCTGGTGGATGGATCATTTTCCCGGCTCGGCTGTCGCGCGCGACACCGCGGCCTGGAATGCGGCCCATGCTGCCAAGGAAGCGTTGAAACGGCTGTTGGTACACCTCCAGCACCTGCCCCAGGCGACCGCCCGCGTCGAGGACAACGATTTGCAAGGGAGTATTTAAAATGCAGCTCAGCTTCGGCTCAGGTGCGCTTTGGGGCGAGCGCACAGACGTTACCGGCTCGGGGATCGGCCCGCGCCAGTTCGGTGTGCTCCAAGACATCCAGATCGATTTCGACTGGACCGACAAGGAGCTCTACGGCCAGTTGCAGTTTCCAGTGGCGATTGCCCGTGGTCAAGGAAAAATCAGCGGCAAGGCAAAGTTTGCGCAGATTATTGGCCTATTGTACACCGATATCTTCTTCGGAGTAACGGCGGCAACGGGCCAATTTGCCGTCTCGGAATTCGAAGCCGCCATCGTCCCCGCGGTAACCCCCTTCACGGCAACAGTGGCCAACGCATCTAGTTATAATGACGATTTGGGGGTCATTTATGCCGCTACCGGCAAACGTTTCAATCGAGTAACGACCCCCTCCGCAGCGGGTCAGTACTCAGTCAATTTCGCCACCGGTGTCTATACCTTCTCGGCGGCCGATGCGAACGCGGCGCTTCTGATTTCATACACCTACAACGTTACGACCAGTGGCAATAAGCTGACCTTGACCAATCAATTGATGGGAACGACGCCGACCTTCAAGGCAACATTTTATACCATGTATAGCGGTCAAGGCACAGCGTTGCGGCTGAATGCCTGTACAGCGAACAAGCTGTCGACGCCGACTAAAATCGATGATTGGACGATCAGCGAACTCGACTTTATGGCTTTTGCCGATGCGTCGGGGACAATCGGCTATCTGAGCACGGTTGAATGATGATGGCGGCCGTCTGCAGCCTGCCGGCGATCGATGGGGGCGGAACGTGATCTCCGGGATAACAGTCACGATGGGCGGGCGCGATTGGACCGTTCCACCCCTGACCTTGGGCCAATTGCGGCTGCTGATGCCAAAGGTCCGCCAGCTTTCCGAAATCGGCGCCCAGATGGGCGAAACGCAGATTGCGGTTTTGGTCGAGATCGTTGCCGCTGCCCTGCAACGCAATTATCCTGACGTGACGGTAGAGGCAGCTACCGGGGCAATGAGAGCCCAATTTGGCGATCTCGGCGCCGCCGCGCAGCAGGCGCAGGCTCATATCGGCGCCGCGGCGGCGCAGATCGGGTCAACGGTCAACGCATTACAGGCCAGGACAGCCAGCCTTGTCGGGGGCGTAGGCGGGGCGACCAATCAAACCGGCAATTCCTTGGGCCAGTCTCCAGGGATCTCCGTGAGCCAACGAGGCGGGGCAGGAAGCGGCGGTACGACAAACCGACTCCCAACCTGGCGCACAGAACTGCAAGGTCAACTTGCAGCAGAGCAATCGTTCTTCAGCGATTCGAAGGCAGAGGAGCTGGCATTTTGGCAGGACAAGCTGGCGCTGACCGAAGCAGGATCTAAAGAGCAGCTTGCAGTCGAGACCAACATTTATCAACTCGAAAAGCAGCTCGCGGTGCAGAACGAGCGGGATACGCTCGCCTCGCTCGCTGCCGATGGAAAAGTCACGGATGCCGCTTATACCCAAAAGAAAGCGGCAATCGAGCAGCAGGCCGCGCTAGGTAAAATCTCGAGCGCCGAGGAGATCGCTCAGCTTAAGGACGCGCTCGATTCCGAGTGGGCACTCGAGCAAGATTATTACGCAAAGAAGCTGACCGTTGCCCAGAACGACGCTC